TATAGGAACATAGGATTGATAGTGCAAATGGCATACGAATGGTGTCAAAGGGTAGGTGATATGCGAATGTTACAGTTTACTACCATAGATTTTGACAAGAGTGTACTAAATTTGCAACAGTCTAAGAGAAGAAGTGTAGTACACCTACCTATTTCTCTTGACTTATTGGAAATGCTTAAGCAACAGAAGGAAGAATATGATTTTCAACCCTATGTTGCACCCTATCCTACTGCAAAGCGAGGTGTCTATGCTCCCTATACCATACAAAGACTATCAAAAGTGGCGAGAACAGTCATGGACTTAGCAAAGTTACCTAGTGACCTACGTATTTCTGACTTGAGAAGGACAGGTACTACAGAAATGGTTGAAGCAGGGGTATCTATGGGTCAGATTATGTCTGTGACAGGTCATGCTAACCCACAATCTGTTAAACCTTACATGAAAAATACGTATGCTAGTGCAGAAAGTGCATTGACACTACGAAATAAGCATGGTAAAAGCAGTTAATGCCAACAAGGAGAGTGATACATGGATATAAATAGGTACATAGGCGAATTAGATGTAGGTATAGGCGATAGTAAGCGACTTAACTGCCCTAATTGTAATGGATACAAGACATTTACTGTAACAAATAACATGGGTCAGATGCTATGGAACTGTTACAAGTCCACTTGTCAGCTATCAGGTACAAAACGTATGCCTTTATCAGCCCATGATATCAAGATGCGTACTAAAAACATGGCAAGGGATAGCAAACCATTCGTTATGCCTGAGTATATTGTACCATATGAACGTGAAAGTTTCTATGGTATACCTAATGATAGCCTTATGTATGATGTCAAGGAACATAGAGTTGTGTTTCCTGTCATACATGAGGGCAGAATTGTAGATGCCAATGGTAGGTCGTTGGGAAAACGAATACCTAAATGGAAAAGATATGGAAAAAGTGACTTGCCTTTTGTCTCAGGACATGGTAGGGTCGCAGTAGTTGTTGAGGATTGTGTGAGTGCTTCAGTTGTAGGTAGTGAAGTATATGTTGGGGTAGCAGTATTGGGTACGTCATTAACCGAATCACATAAGAAGTATCTCTCACGATTCTCGACAGCAATAATAGCACTAGACCCTGATGCACTACCCAAGATACTATCATTCGCTAAGGAACTAAGAGCCTATGTGAGAGATGTTAGAGTGCTACGATTGCAAGATGACTTGAAGTATAGAAAGGAAGATGATATAAATAACTTAATACTATTAACCCCAGAGGAGAACCAATATGGAACTATCATTACTACGTAGCTTGATGAACCAAGAGTTTTACACCGACCATCGTGGGTCTAAATGTCCTGATAGATTATTTAGTAAGGATGCTCGTAAGTTAAAACACACGATTGATTATGCTATGAAGAAGTATAAGCGAGACATAACACCTGATGAAGTGGAAGCCTTGTTCATGGCTAACAATCCATCTATGACTACTGCACAGAAGCTAGGGTATAGTTCCTTGTTTAACACAGTTAAGCGAGAGCAACCTATGGGTAGTGACGTAGCACAAGATGTGTTGTCCAAACTATTCCAACAGATTATAGGTGAGGATATAGCCAACTTAGGATTTGATTATGTCAATGGTACAGAGAGAAGTCTTAGACCACTACGTGACTTACTAGAGAAGTACAATGATAACTTCTTACCTGAAGTCAAGATAGAATGGGATGACATTTCGTTTGATACTATCATGGCTAAACAGTCACAACAAACTAAGTGGGCATTTAATATACCTGAACTACTACGTAAGGTAGGTGGTGTTAACTCAGGGTACTTGATAGAGGTAGGAGCTAGACCTAACACAGGTAAGACTAGCTTCCATGCTTCTATGTTGGTAGGTCCGGGTGGTTTTGCTCAGCAAGGTGCTAAGTGTACTGTACTATGTAATGAAGAGTCTTATGACAGAGTTGCCTATAGATATATACAAGCATCAACAGGCTATAACAATCAGCAACTCCTCGACAATGGAGCAGAAGCTAAGAAGTTATATACAGAGATTACTAAGAACGTAACTGTCAAGGATGTTAGTGGTGAGGATATGTCTTGGGTTGAGACTATGTGTAAGACAGAGAGACCTGACGTAGTTGTGTTGGATATGGGAGATAAGTTTGCTTCAGGTAGTTATAGTAGACCTGATGAACAGTTGAAAGCAAATGCAATATATGCTAGGCAGATAGCCAAGACTTATAATTGTGCTGTCTTCTATATGTCACAGTTAAACGCTGAAGCCGAAGGAAGACAGGTACTGAACCAAGCCATGATGGAAGGTTCAAGGACAGGTAAGGCAGCTGAAGCTGACCTTATGTTATTAATAGGGCAACCTGCTCAAGTAGAGGGTATTACAGATGAACAACCTACCTTACGACATCTCAATGTGGTTAAGAATAAAATCACAGGATGGCATGGTATGATTCATTGTAACTTAAACCCTTACACAGCAAGGTTCTCAGCATAAAGGAGTAAGACATGAAGCTTACATTAGATGTAGAAAATACTGTCACTAAACGTGATGGCAAGATGTATCTCGACCCATTCGAGCCTGACAATAGACTTGTTATGGTAGGATGTTTGACAGATGCAGGAGAAGAATATTTATATAGAGATAACTTTGATGGTGTGCAAGCACTGTTAGACCAAGCTACTATATTGATAGGACATAACATAGCATACGACTTGATGTGGCTATGGGAATGTGGATTCAAATATGATGGTCCTGTTTTTGATACGATGTTGGCAGAGTATGTTGTACAACGTGGACAGAAGCAACCACTATCTTTGGAAGCTTGTGCCAATAGGTATGAGTTAGACACTAAGAAGCAAGACACCTTGAAAGAATACTTCAAGCAGGGTGTAGGTGTAGATGAGATACCACCAGAAGAACTGTCTGACTATCTATCAGCAGACTTACATGCTACTCAGCAGTTGTCTGATGTATTATATACTAAGCTTCTGACAACAGATGCCAAGCTAATGGAGTGTGTGGTACTTACGAATAGAGTATGTATTACTCTTGCACATATCTATCAGACAGGGTTTGCTGTTGATGAGACTAAGCTAGAAGAGGTTAGGTTTCAGTTCGAGACTGAGAAGCAAGAGACTGAGAAACGTATACAGATACAGATTAGAAATCTTATGGGTGATACACCTATCAATCTTAATAGTCCTGAGCAAATGTCTTGGGTTATCTACAGTAGAAAGCCACACGACAAAGCTATGTGGGCTAATGGTTTTACTCCTTACATGGATAAGCCATCTTTCAATGCGACAGTATCTAGACAATCTAGTATTGTGTTCAGAACAAAAGCTGTATCATGCAAAGAATGTTATGGTACAGGACAGGTAAGAAAGGTAAGAAAGAATGGAGTACTCTACAGTAATACAAATAAGTGTACACCTTGTTCTGCTAGTGGCTATATTTTTAACACCACTCAGATAGTTGCAGGGTTAAAGTTCAAAGCACCGAGTGCCAAGTGGATATCTGCTAATGGTTTTGGTGTAAGTAAAGCGAACTTAGATATACTTAAGAGCATGGCAAAGCGTGCCAATATGACAGATGCTGTCAATTTCTTGACTGATGTGTCTCGTTTGTCTGCCCTTGATACATACCTAAGTTCCTTTGTAGAGGGTATCAAAGCACACATTAAATCTGATGGTAAGCTCCATGTGAGACTATTACAACACAGGACTTCAACAGGTAGGTTTAGTGGTGCTGACCCTAATATGCAGAATATGCCTAGAGGTGGTACGTTTCCTGTCAAGAAGGTATTCGTATCACGTTGGAAGGGTGGCAAGATACTTGAAGCTGACTTTGCACAGCTAGAGTTTCGAGCTGCGGCATATTTATCACAAGATAAGGTAGCAATGGATGAAGTCTCTACTGGTTTCGATGTTCACTCATATACGTCTAAGGTTATTACTGATGCAGGTCAACCGACTTCTAGGCAGGATGCGAAAGCACACACTTTTGCACCACTCTATGGAGCAACAGGCTTTGGCAGAAGCAAAGCTGAAGCAGAGTACTATGAACACTTCACGCAAAAGTATACAGGAATCAAAGCATGGCATGGCAGATTGGCTAAAGAAGCTTTAGAGACAGGTATGATAACGACACCATCAGGCAGAGAGTTTTCTTTCCCTGATGTACAAAGACGAAGGAATGGCACAGTGAGTTACTTCACACAGATAAAGAATTATCCTGTACAAAGTTTCGCTACTGCTGACATTGTTCCCATTGTGTTAATCCACATGGAGAACTTGTTGAGTACCTACAAGTCTTGTATTGTTAATTCAGTACACGATTCTGTGGTCATTGACATCCACCCTGAAGAGGTAAAGCAGGTGCTATATCTCATCACACAACTCAATGGTAGCCTTAAAGATATCATTGAGAATCAGTTCAATATACAGTTCAATGTACCCTTATTATTAGAAGCAAAAATAGGTGATAATTGGCTTGACACTGTAGACGTAAACTGATATAACTAAAAAACATTTGACTCACAGGAAGGAGCAATACAATATGACAGAGAATAATATAACGACAGTTGATACAAGCAACTATGAAGCAATGGCAAAGGCAATGGGGATAGCAGGTGAAGGTACTAGGTCTTCTGACTCACAGAAGTCTCAGCAACTACCACGTTTTAGGATAAGCCACTCACCAATCATGGGTGAAACCAAGATGAATGGCAAGTCAGTAAACGTAGAGGTTGTTGAAGGTGGTACGTATAAACTTGAGATACCTGATGGTGAAACATTCTACAGTAAGACTGCTAGGATACGACCATTTATGCAGAGGTATATGTACAAGAGGTTCGTTAAGAATATGAACGCTAAGATGGGTGAACCTATGGGCATCTATCATAAGACTGTAATGGCAGACACATTGAATGTAGACTTGAAAGATAATCAAGGTGGGTTCAACTGTGGTAAACCAGCAGGGTACATACAAGACTTCAAGGCACTACCTGAGAAGACACAAGACTTAATCAAACAGATTAAGAGAGTGCGTGTTGTCTTTGGTTTGGTTGATTTACTTGAACCTACTAATGCAAAGGGAGAGAGTATCTCTTTTGAGTCTACACCATTCATATGGGAGATAGATAATAGAGATGCGTTTAAGACTCTAGGTTTACCCTTTACTAAGTTGGCTCAGTTAAAGAGACTTCCTATTCAGCATACTATTGACCTAGCTACAGAGGAACGTAAGTTACCTAATGGTAATGTGTTCTATCTACCAACTAGTACATTAGACATAGCAAATAAAGTTGACCTGTCAGAAGCAGACCAAGCTACATTCGGAGACTTCATGTCTTGGATACAAAATTACAATCAGTACATTGTAAAGGAGTGGGATGCAAATATGGGTGGCAATGCTAGTGCTGACATGAAAGATATAGTCAATGACTTTATCGAAGTGGATGCAAGCTAATGAACCATCGTGCTGAATTGGCGATACATAAGTTGCTAGAAGATGTCCTTGCTTCCAAGAAGCAGATGTCAATGGAGACTATTGAGGGTGTAGCATCTGATATAAAGGATGCTATGGTTCGTCAGTTCGGAACTAAAAATGACAGGAGGGAGTTTAGATTACGTATGTCTAACATAGGTAAGCCTTCCTGTCAGCTTTGGTTTGACAAGAACCATCCTGAAAAAGCTTTACCGAAAGGTAATAGTTTTCTAATGACTATGATGATAGGAGATATAGTTGAAGCAGTGTTCAAAGGGTTACTGAAGGAAGCTAAGATTGACTATCAAGAGAGTGAAGAAGTAGCATTAGAGTTATCAGATGGCACTAAAGTCAAGGGTACTTATGACTTAATACTAGATGATTGTGTAGACGATATAAAGTCTGCATCAGATTGGTCTTATAAGAATAAGTTTGAATCGTTTGAAACGTTATCAGATGGTGATAGCTTTGGCTATGTAGGACAACTCGTTGCTTATGCAAAAGCAAGTGGTAAAAACATAGGTGGTTGGTGGGTAGTGAACAAGTCTACTGGACAGTTCAAGTATGTATCAGCACAAAATGCAGACACAACTAAGGTTTTGAATGACATCGAGAATACTATCAAGCAAGCTAATCAGAAAGAGTTAGTAAGATGTTTTAAGCCTGAAGTGGAAACATTTAGAAGTGTTCCTACAGGTAATACTGTTCTTAATAAGAACTGTACTTTCTGTGACTTTAGATATACTTGTTGGGATACTCTAATAGAGTTACCTGCTCAAGCATCTCAAGCCAAGCAACCTAAGATGGTACAGTACATCTCACTAAAAGATAGTGCAGTAGCATGAAACTACACAAGGTAACAAAGGAAGCACTCAAGTATGGGTACAGGAGTGGGTTAGAACATTCTATCTCACTCTACCTTACTGAGTTAAAGCACAAGTACTCTTATGAGAGCATGAAGATAGAGTGGGAAGACTTAACATATCGAACTTACACTCCTGACTTCTTACTAAATAATGGTATCATTGTAGAAACAAAGGGAAGGTTCGTAACTGAAGATAGAAAGAAACATCTATGTATACAGAAGCAACACCCTGCATTAGACATTAGGTTTGTCTTTACTAATAGTAGGACTAAGATATCTAAAGTGTCTAAGACAACGTATGCTGCTTGGTGCAACAAACACGGCTTCAAGTATTATGATAGAATCATACCTGAAGATTGGCTAAAAGAAAAGGGTAAGAATAACCATCCTAGTATAATTAAATTTACTGGTACAAAAGTAAGGAGAGCTACATGGCAATAGACAAAAAGCATTTACAAGATGAAGACTTTGTTATACAGGTAAAACCTCATATAGATAGGGAGGGTTGGACAGGAGATGTTACTCTTAGTATAATGATAGGTAAGGACAATCCACTAAACGACACAGACTTTGAGTCTATGTTAAACTTTACTAGACAGATATGTGCCACTGTTCCTCTCATGGAACACAATAAAATATTCAGAGATGCTGTTGAGGAAGAAGCTAATAAGCATCTACCCATCGAAGATGTCTTTGATATCCCTGATAGGACTGTTAAGTTTGAATCAGATGATAATGTTATACATATTTCTTTTGGAAAAGAGGATACTACGCATTGACAATATCACAGAATGAGTTTATAAAAGACATGAGACATATGAAGTACATGGAAATGAGAGCAGAAGAGGAGAACGCAATGATTGATGATACTGAGGAAATGGTGAATCACCCTGCACACTACAACCAAGCAGGTATAGAAACGATAGATGCTATAGGAGCTATGCTTAATACAGGCTTTGAATCTTATTTGCAAGGAAACATAGTGAAATATTTATGGAGATACCAATACAAGAATGGTGTTGAGGACTTAAAGAAAGCACAGTGGTACTTGAATAAACTCATTGAGGTGTATGATGATAAGAGTTAAGGTCATGCTAACATTAGAAGTAGACCCTGAAGAGTATACAGTACCTTCTGATGGAATGGTATCGGAAGAGATTGATGAGTACATAAGAGAAGCCTTCCACGAGATTGAAGGTGTTAAGATAAAAAATATGAAACTAGTTAGCGAGGATATATAAATGATGCAGAACTATTTACCTACCGACTACCAAAACTTTATAGCACTCTCTCGCTATGCAAGGTGGAAGGAAGATGAAGAACGAAGAGAGAATTGGGGTGAGACAGTAGACAGATACTTTGACTACATGGCATCTCATCTAAAAGATAACCATAAGTATACTATTACTAAAGCTCTGAAAGATAAGCTCACAGAGCAGATAATGTCGCTAGGTGTTATGCCTAGCATGAGAGCCTTAATGACAGCAGGACCTGCCTTAGATAGATGCCATGTGGGTGGTTACAACTGTAGCTATATACCTGTCGATAGCCCAAGGGCATTTGATGAATGTATGTACGTACTAATGTGTGGTACAGGTGTTGGTTTCTCTGTTGAGAGAGAGGTTGTAGACAAGCTACCTATAGTCAATGAGCATATGGAGAAGTCCTCTACTGTAATTAAAGTAGGTGATAGTAGACCCGGTTGGTCTAAAGCTCTACGTGAATTGATAGCTATGCTATATGCAGGACAAGTTCCTCAGTGGGATATGTCAGAGGTTAGACCAGCAGGTGCAAGACTAAAAACCTTTGGTGGTAGAGCATCAGGACCTGCTCCTTTAGTTGAGTTGTTTCAGTTCTGCATACAGAAGTTTGAGAGTGCTAAAGGTAGAAGACTATTTCCTATTGAGTGCCACGACATCATGTGTAAGATTGGTGAAGTTGTAGTTGTAGGTGGTGTCAGACGTTCTGCCCTCATCTCTTTGTCTAACTTAGGTGATGACCAAATGCGACATGCCAAGTCAGGGCAGTGGTGGGAGAATGAAGGACAACGAGCCTTAGCTAATAACTCTGTAGCATTTAAGGGTAAGCCTGAGATGGGTACGTTTATGAGAGAGTGGACTTCTCTATACGAATCTAAGTCAGGAGAACGTGGTATCTTTAATAGACATGCTGCCATCAATAAAGTAGAAGAGAATGGCAGACGTAAATCTAAAACAGGTTTAAAAAATCGTTATGGACTAGCTGAGTATTATGATTTTGGTTGTAACCCAT